GCTGATACAAGGCGAATGTCGGAAGTGTTGGTCCCGTGGATGAAGGATGACATTTTATTCTATTATTGGTTGTGAGGCTTAGGAAGCAGTCATGAACGGCTTGAACACGCCACCGAGGGTTCTGCGCTCTTCAGTCTCGTTCCCCTTGCCCACGCTCGCGCTGGTAAGGATCACCCGCCCGCCGGTGCTGTAGGTTGAGAAGAATGCGGACCATGTCGGAGCGTTGGCGATGGTAAGCTGACTACCAAGTGTCCAAGTAGGGGAACCGGAGGTCGAGAACGCACCTTCAATAGAGAAGGTTGCGGAAGCCCCGAAGAGAGCGCCAGCAACATGATCCCCGTCAGCGTCCGCGATGTAGCGTTCCTGGACGGTGGGGTCGAAGCTGACGGACTCTGCGAAAAGCCCGGTTTCGGCGGTGAGGCCGAAGTTGATTGTTCCAATAACGGTAGCAGGCATAATTTTGGTCAGTTGGGATTGTGTGGGTCTTGTCGGGCGTATGCCGTCCAAGTGAATTTTGCGCCCATTGCGCGGGATTGCATGAAAGATTCCTGTCCGGTGAGGGTCCACGAATAAATGTGGAGCTGCGGGTCGGCGGATTCCAAGAAAGTCCGCATGATCGGCTTCATTCCGATGATTTCCTCCAAGGCATCACAAAGCTCGCGGAAGTCGCCTTTGAGGTCTTCCGCTTGATCGTCCTGTTGGTCGATGGTCTTGAAGATGGTTACCTCGCCAATGATGTCGTAGTTGCCTGGAAGTAGAGGGGATCGCAGATTTGCGTTGGTTGCAGCCACGATGACGCGGACGTTTTCCTCTTCGTTCTCGGCAAGCTCAATCTGCCCCGTCACGACAGGGTCGCCGGGAAGCGTGAGGTTGCCGATCACTTCGACAAGAGCCGTGGAAATTCGGTCGGTGATTGTCATGCTGCCGTTAGCATTACCTCCATGTTTTTTCGGTTCTTGTAGCGAAGCTCAAAGATGATCCGCATGGCATTCTTCGTCTGCTTGATGGCAGCATTTTGAAGGTGGTATGGGAAAGCTTCTTCAATGTATCTAACTGAAGATGAGATTTCAGCCCTGCCGTATGCACCGGTCGTCGAGACAAAAGCATTACCAATCCCAGCACCGAAAAGGTTCTGAAGGCGGCGGCATTCCTTCGGCCACACGAAGCGTCCTTCTTCCGATTTGGCTTTCGTGTAGTTCCGCTGCCCACCCTTCGTCATCAGCTTGGAGAACGCGGCATACCAACTCGCCTTCGCGAGTCCTGCCGTCTTCTTGCGTTTTGCTGCAAAAGCATTCCGCCTGGAGCTTTCCACAAGCGCGAGCGGCGGGGTATTGGCTGCGAGTCGCAGCGCCCCATTGCGCTTGACGGTATACTTGTTGCGAAGCGCGGCGTATGCCTCGTTGCTGGTTTTCTTCGGCACCTTCCTCATCTTTGAAACCATGACCTTCGGGTCGGGGATGGCTTCGTATTTGGCAGCTTGCTCCTCGCTGGAACCGATTCCAAGTTTTGACAATGCGCGAGGCTTGCCGAAAAACGCTGCCAAGAAGGCATCCGCCTTCTCCTTTTTGTAGGCATCTTGGATCAGTTGGTATGCGCTTGCACCCCATCTTGGATCATCGGTAGATGGATACGCTTTTTTTACGTCGTCGTCGATGCGTTGCAACATCGGCTCCATGGGCCATGCCTTTGCCTTCGATGACACAGGAAGCGTGTATTCCATCGCGTAGAAGCACGCCCGTTTTGCGGTCAGCGCCATGTCCTGCCCAAGGGTCTTCGCGACGTTATCGTTAAACGCCTTCACCCTTTTCTGCAATCTGGTGTCGTTGAACGTGATCATCGCTTCGTAAACTGGGATGCGTGAACCAAGAAGATTGTAGTAAATACCTCACCGATGTCCGCATTCATCACGCGGAAACGCTCGCCCTTCGCCGTGCCGACCTTGCCGATAAGCTGTTGCCGGGTAATACCGGTTCCAAGTGTTCCGCAGATCGAGGCATCAACGTCGAGCATTGGCCCGCCATCTTCCGCCTGAGTCATCGACGAAACGCCGGACCATATACCCTTGAATGACACTCCGTTGTCCAGAACCAGCGTGTCCTCGCCCATCACCGGATCAGCGATGACAGCGCAACCGCGCATGAAGGTATCCAGTTCGGACATGCCTTGCTAATATCGCAAACGCAAAATTATTGCAAACGCAAATTACTTGCAAAGCTAAGGGGCTGAGGATTTCTCCCCAGCCCCCTACCATGAACACACCAAGAAAAACTTAGCCCATCAGGGTAGCGATGAACTCTGGCTTCCAAGCCTTGACGCCGTAGAAGGACATCAGCTTGATCTGGCTCATCCCGTAGCCCTTGTAGAGGCGTGCGGAGAACGACAAGCCGGTGCGCTCGTCGAACAGCGTGGCGATCTCCTCGCCAGCATCTCCGCCGGGTGGCTGGGCGGGCGGACGCATCGCAAGCTCAATCGCGTTCTTGTGGAATGCGACATTGCCAGCATAGCTATTACCAACGGTAACGGCCTTGTCGTTGACGATCAGACCGCGCAAGCCAGGCTGGTTGATCACCAAGCTGCCAGAGGCGGCAGTGAGTCCGGTCTTGACGACGTAGGCACCGGCGCTCGGATCGTCGGCCACCGTGATGACATCACCGGCCTTGATGCCGGTGCTGTTCACCGTTCCACCGTCAACAGTGAGGGTGGTGGAGCCGACCGCGACGTTGCCGTTGTTGATCAGGTAGCCGGTGCCAGCACCCTTCGTGTGGGACTGGACTCCCGCACTGGAGCGGATCGACATGTTGAACAGGTTGAGCAACTCGCCCCGGCGAAGGGTGGCATCGGTGCCAGCATCGCCGACGTTGGTTAGACTCGACCGCTTGCGCAGGTTGGCGGCAGCGGCGGTGTTCAGCACGCAGGACAGCATTCCGTCAGACATCGGGGTGCCGTTGTCCTCAAGGATGCGGTAGAGGTCCGACAGGACTTCAAAGTTGGCCGAGAACGGAGTGGTTCCAGCGGCTCCAACAGCACGGCTGGAGTTCTGGTAGGCGACGGTTGCAATCGAGGCTTCCACCTGATTGATCATCTTGCGGATCGCCTGAGCGTAGAGAGCCTGCAAGGCGGCTTCAGCGCCGACCGTGTTGGCAAGTTGCGCCCACTGCTCGCCCTTGAGGGGGATGCTTGCGCCAGCGTAGAGCGAAAGCGACAGGGTTTCGGCGCTGGTCGTGATGTCAGCCGCGTCAGGCGGGGTCATCGCCGGGGTGTAGCTGGTTTCCAGCGTCGGCTCGGTGGTTCGCATCGAGATGACGCTTCCACCAGAGGATACGCCTTCAGATCCGCCGTTGACGATAACGCCCTGGGCGAAGCCGGTCGGTTCCCTTGCGACGATGTCGCGGGCTTGATAGAGGACTTCGGTCAGTCCGGTGAGTGAGATGTCGTTGGCCATAATGGTCTAGGTTTGAGAGTTGGTTATTCGGTGATTTTCCCGCCTTCGCGGATGAATGCATTTCGCTTCGGGTGAGAAAGATTGTTGAAGGAAGCGCGGGAAATGGTGGTCGCCTTGGATTCCTCTTGTTCCGCCTTTTGAATATCAAGGGGAGGATGCCCGGATGCGACGATTCGGTTGGTGACGAGCTTGTTGACCGCCTCCTTGATTGGGCAGTCTTCGTTTTCCTCGTCTTCAACTGCGGACTCGATGGCCTTGATCACCGACTCCGGTGCTTTCGCGGCTTCAAGCTCCTGCTTGGTTGCGTTGTGGGCATCTGCTTCGGCCTTGCAGAGAGACTCTGAGCTTTCCGCTTTAGCCTTGAACTCTTCGACCTCGTCGATTGCGGAAGCGAGCAGGTGATCTGCTTCGGTAAGCTTCGCAGTGAGGCTTTGGATTTCGGAGTCTTTGGCGATAAGCTCGCCGTTGGCAAAGTCGAGCTTCGCCTGAAGCTCTCCGTTTGGAAGTAGTCGGTCGAGAATGCTCATTTCGTTAGTGCTTTGCTTTTGCAATTTATTTGCGTTTTTGTCAATCGGGGATTTTCCAACGATGGAATCGGCAAACTTGCGCTCCACCGCTTCCGCTGCGCCCATCCAAGTCTCCTTCTTCATCAGTTCGCGCATCTCGTCTTTGCCCGCGCCGGTAACGCCCGCGTAGATCCCAGCGATCTCGTCGCTCATTTCGTCGAGGATCTTAGCGGCTCGCGCATGGTCGCCGGAGTCTCCAGCGACAACCTGCTGCGCTTCGTGAATCATGATCCGCGAGCCTTGCGTGATCCGGCGCTCGTCTGCCGCCATGAAGATCACCGATGCCATGCTGGCGACGATGCCGTTGCCGGTTGCGATGACCTTGACGCCACGCTCCCGCATTCCCATGAGGGAATGGTAAACGCGATACCCGTCGAGAACGCTCCCGCCTGGGCTGTTGATTTCGATTTCCAGCGTCTCAAGCGCGTCGTCAGCCTTTGCCGTGAACTCGCCAATGCGCAGGTTCTCCGCAACAGCCTTCGCTCCGTAGAGCTTCTCGATTTCGCCGATCAGGTCGTCGGAACTCCACGGCGTCACCGCATCGTTCAGCTTCACCTTTCCGGTCCTGTTTTCAATTTGGATCAGATTCATAGTCGTTGCATTTGTTGAGTTTTCAGATTCGTTTCGGCGCACCCAAGCAGCTGCCCATGTTTGTCCTGGATCGCCACCCCACAGCGCCCACGCGATGCGCCCAGCGGATGGGTAGCCATCCTCACCGGGGGAGAAGCCCTGCCCCTTCTTGTCCACCTCGTGGCGCGAGAAGTAGCTGTGCATTCTGCGGATCGTGTCGTCCGAAAGATTGGCGCGACGGGAAATGTCTCTAGCGCGTGCCACGCCGATTCCAGTGCCGCCACGACCGTATTCACGCCGC